GAGGAATGCTTCTGTGTAGTCCTTTGATCCGCTTTTTTTCTTCATCTTAGTCATTTAAAAAATCTCTTAGTGTTTTTTTCTTTTTACTCAGTATATCTTCACCAAATTTCTCCTTGGTGTCAACAAATTTATCTTTCTCTGGAGGCTTATAATTAAACTCTTTGTATTTTTTTTCTAAATACTCTTTGCCATCTTTAGTTAAAAAGAATTTAATTGTATTTTTAAATACGAAAGGAGGCTTAACCTTTGATAAAAAATCTACATCGTTTTTAAATTGCTCAAAAACCTTGGTAGCAGTATGCATCTCCATCCTCCAATCACTTGCTTTAGAACCAGCAAGCATTCTTTTTACAAACTCTCGGCGCTCTGTAAAGAATGGTTTTGTTTGTTTCTTTTTTGTGGGAAGAAACTTGTGACCACAATCGCAAATCTTAGCTCTAGCGCCGACTATAGCCTTACAAGATGGACAGGTCTTTTTACCTCTTGGCATACAGTCAATATAACTGCATGTCGGATTAAGTCAATAGATCCATGTCATGTTTTACCATTTTGTGGACAAGATTTATGAAATTAGTTTTTGGTTGCCAATTCAACTCTTTCCTAGCTTTTGTAGAATCTCCTAAAAGCAAATCTACTTCTGCTGGCCTATAAAACTTTGGATTTACTTCCATAAGTAAATCATTACCATGATAATATTTTGTATCTACACCCTCTCCTTCCCACCGACAGATAGACCTATGAAACCCAGCAAAATTAAAAGCTTCTTCAACAAATTCTTTGATAGTATGAGTTTCATCAGATGATAAAACATAATCATTTGGTTTATTAGACCAAGGATGTGTCCAGTGTTCATCCTGATTTAACATTCTCCAAATGCCATCTACAAAGTCTTCAGCATCACTCCAGTCTCTTTTAGCCTCAACATTTCCCAATTTTAAGGTATTAAAAGGTTGTTCTGTAGCATAATCATGAGCAATGTCTGCAACTGCCTGTGTTATTTTTCTGGTTACAAACTCTGTTCCTCTTCTTGTTCCTTCGTGATTAAATAACCAGCCTTGAACAGCATACAGATTATAAGAGTCTCTATAAACTTTTACTAGATGTCTAGCAGCGCATTTAGATGCTCCATAAGGACTTCTTGGACGAAGAGGGTGTTTTTCTGATTGAGGCTCGCTAACAACATCTCCAAATTCTTCTGAGCTACCAGCATTGTAATATCTACAATTTGGAACGTGCTTTCTGATAGATTCCAATTGATGTAAAACTGACATGCAATTTGTTTGCATGTGGTTTACTGGCATCTCCCAACTTGTGCCAACAAAAGAATTAGCGGCAAAATTTATAAAGTAGTCTGGTTTATGTTTAGAAATAACTCTATCAATATTTTCTGCATCAGTAACATCTAGATCTATAGTAAAAAACCTTGGGTGGTCAAGTAAATGCTGGATATTGTCGTGATTTTTTACGCTTAATCTGCGAACTCCTCCAATTATTGTATGATCAGAATTGTCTAACAAGTAGTCTGCCATATGACTTCCATCTTGACCAGTGACTCCTGTGATAATAATTTTCTTCATTTATCTGTTTTTTTGAATTTATTATATAGATCAACAATATTTTGCGCTACAGAAAATTTAGAAAACTTATGTTGCACCCAAGGTGTCCACTCATCTGTAATCACATTTTTATAATGAGTGAAATGATTAATTAAACTATTGTAAGTATTAGTTACTGATTCAATGGTTGGGTCTGCAATACAAAAATCAGGACAAAGCTTTGAGTTTGGATTATCACTACAAACAAGAGGTATTGCTCCTGCTGCCATAGCTTCTAAGGCTGGCAGTCCAAGCCCTTCAAATTTAGATGGCAACGCAACTATTTTTGCAGAATTATATAATTGATTTAAAGAAACATCATTTACTAAACCTAAATAATTACCACTAGCATTTTGCCCAGTTGGACCTACAACATATTTTTCTATATTATCTAGTAGGTGAAATCTTTTGTTGGGGTCTGTCCACCTACCAACATATAAACAATTAATTTCTCTTTTCATATTAGAATCATAAAATACATCTTTTATTGGATTCCATATGATGTGAGACTTTACGTCTATATCTGCTAATTGTTGTTGAACTGGCTCGCTTATACAGGTTACAAGGTTAGCATGAGATAGTTGATCTTTTAGTTTATCAACGGGAAAATCCTTAATGTGAGGAGGTATATCTAAAACATTAAAAATTTTAAACCCTTTTTTGGGTAAGGCTATATTAGATTCCCACAAAGCAGAGTCTAAGTGTTCAGAATCAATCGCATCATATTCAAAGTTATTTGCATAAATGAAATCATAATCTTCTCCTTTTACAACTTCATGCCCTAATCCTTTAAGCCCATCCTGAATACGAGGCACTTGGCACCAGTATTCTTTAGCTCCATATAACTTTATTCTGAGCATAATACTTTAGGTAAGGGTATATTGTTTTTCTTATGAAAATCTTCATCAAATTCTAAACTGTGGTTTTCGTAGTTCCATTTATATCCACAATGACCAAAATGCCTATGTTGATATTCTACCTTTCTTTTTCCTATTCTATCGTTCAACCAAGTATAATGAGGTATGTATGCCACATCTTTAGGAATGATCTCTAATTCTTCAATAGAGTCATATTTCATTAGTTTGCCTTCATGACCATAACAGATATCATTATCCCAATAAAATGCCTCTAAAAAATATTTATCGTCAATGTTGGTCTTGAAAATTCTGGGTGGGCAAAAAGGTTCCTCTAGATAATGTTTTGAATCAAAAACATGATTCTTCAATGATATTTTAAATAAATTTTTATTACTAGATTCAACATAATTTTCTATTTTTGTAATATCCTCATCGCTATAAAATTCATCTGAGTCAACAAGCCAAATGTAATCCAAGTTGTATTTTTTTAAGTAAAACAAAGCAAAGTTTCTAGCTTCTGCCTCTGTTACATATTGTGGACTATCAACAAGATATTTTAACTTTTTTTGCTCAACAAGCTCTCTTAATAAATCTGTAGTATGATCATGGAGTTGATCAATCCCTTTATATTCTTTGAAAGGAACAGACACAGCAGAAACAATATAATTTTCTCTGTTTAAGAAGGGTTCTATGGATTTTAGCACATAATCTTCTGTATTATATCCACAATAAATTATTCCATATTTTTTCATAACTTAGGCCAAATTGGTTGGGACATATTATGCCTTTTTTTGCGCGAATCTCCACTTTTAATTTCTTGCATCTCATAAGAAGAGTCGTATTTACCGCTCTGCCTATGATTCCATATCTTACCCCAAAATTTATTTACTTGATTCCTTTTTTGCAAATCTAAATATCCTAAATGAATAATTTTTGGATTTTGTTTATAAAAATCAACCTTGCCAACGCACGGTAATAAATTGCCTTTCTCGTCTATTAACTCACAAGTATCACTTTTTTCTGGATCAAGGCTTCCATCTTCTTTTCTAGCCCAATTAACAGAACCTCTATAAGATCCCTCTCTAGTATGTAAATACCATTTGTGTCCAATATTTATATAATGATCTAAATCCTCATATAAATCAATTGTTGGTAACATGACGCTGCAAGGAAAATCATTATCTAAGATAGCCTTACAACAAATTTCTAAATGTTCTTTTTTTCCTGATATTCTTTCATCTAAGTCACACTGAAGAGCTACATCCTCTCTACAATTTTCAAGCGCAGCATTTTTTAATTTACCTTCCCAATAAACATCTGCCTCTATCTCTACATGCCTAGAGACTAGTCCTATTTTTTTAGAATCGTAAAATTTGCTTTTAACAATTCTATCTCTGACTTTTTCATGTTCCGATCTAAATGTTGCTATAACTATTTCATCGACGTAATAAAGCCAATTGGAAAAAACTTCATCTAAGTCTACGTCTAATTTATCTATATTGAATATTGTTGTATATAAAGAAATCATCAGAATATTGGGTCAAATACTGAAAAATCGTGTTTGTCAATTAAGCCATCTTTTTGCTCTAAAATTTTATACCTATACCAATCATTTAAAAATTTATCAAAATCAATACATTCTCTTAGTGTATCACTGAGAAAATTTCTTAAACAATCTTCTACAGAACTTAAATTAAACGGGTCAAAACCTTGGCTGTAAATTTCAGCAATGAACTTAGCTCGATTTTCATATCTCTTTTTCACTAAGTCCATATTGTCTTCAAATCCAAGTAAAAGATGATTTGTATTTGGATATAAATAATATTTAAAATTATGCTCAACAAAATGAAAGGGGTCTCGCCTCTTATCTTGTCTTACATTTTTTTGAAAAGATTTTTGCCAAAAATTTTGATCAGAAAGTTCTATTGTTTTTTTACAACCTTGTATTCCTTCATGCGGGTTATTTATAAAAGCCGTGTGTTCATTTAGTTTAAATAAAAACCTTTTGTTATACAAAAATGCTCCGTCAATATTGTTTTTATCTAAATCGTTACATAAATGTTTTATGTTTTTTGTAAACTCTGTAGAAAGTCTTTCTAAGGTGTCAATCGTTAAAAACCAATCGCCCATCTTCATTGGTCCTTGGTATAAACAATGATTTCTACTAAAGTCCATCCTATTGCACCATTTTGTTTTAATAATTTCACCTTCTCCTTTTACCTCTTCAAGATAATCATATCCATCGTCTAAAGGATAGTGAAATGTCCATACAAGACCATCGAAATGATCTTTTATTGGATCTATTAGTTCTTGAAGATCTTCTTTATGACCTTTTGAAGTTATTCCTATTAGCCAAATTCTCATCCTATATGATCAGAGTGAACTTTATGAGTATTAAAAAATGAAAATGGTGTTTTTGAATTTGTCATCGTTTTTAACAAGTCTCCAGACATCAATTCACAGTGATAATTACCAAGTTTATCTAAATGATTTTGTGCAGCTTTCCACGCAATAAATATTTCATTAGTTCTACTGATATTAGGTTGAAATGTAAAAGTGGGACCATATTCAGTATAATTAATTGCTTGGGTAAAAATATCTTCATTTTCAACCAGATACTCTCCATCTGGCTCTGTAAAACCGTTACCATCTCCATGATTAAATCTGACACAAAGTTGATCAGGATTGTCGTCCAAAAAATCAATAGATTTATTAAATGCAGATTCTAAAGTCAAAGAGTCGCATTTAAATATATAATCATCTTCTAACCAAAGAGAATATTTTTGTTTTCTAATTTCTATGTCAGAAAAAGCTTTATATATGTCTTTGAAATATTCCGCTGCGTGAGAAAGTGCGTCTTCACTGTGGTGAGAAAAATTTGCTTTTGTCTCTATAACTTTTATATCCCTGCTTTCACAAAACTTTTTTATTTTATCTGCAATATGTTCCTCTTTATCTCTAGTTTTCAAATGAAGTAATCTGTTAGCAAAAAAGCTTTTGCCCACCTGATCGAATAAAGAATTAATTGTCTTTTCATAAGTGTAATCTGAAACATAGTTATCAGAATTATTCCCATGCCCATGTTTAGGGATAGTTGTGCAAAATATTATTAGATTCAAAGGTAATGACATTACTGTAATAACTGTTTGATTTTAAATGATTCTACTTTTTCCAAACCTCTTTTATGACATGGGTAATTAGAATGAAATGATAATAATACATCTTCTTTGAAATACCATTTATCTTTTTGGCTTTCAAATAATTTTAATAACCCAAGTTTTGTTGGATAAAAAGGAGTGATTTCTGAGAATAAATTAGGAGTCCATTCATCTAAGGTGCTGGGAGTTCTATATTCAACTATACTTAAGGGTTTATTTCTGCTTAATGCTGGAGCCAGATTGTTAACTATTTTATGTTCAAAATGAGAATCAATAAAAGTAGGAACAAAAACACAATCGTATTCGGTTTTGTTTAAAAATCTATTTTCAATTTCATCTACCCAATAATCTTCAGTGTGATCTTTAATAAAATCAAACCCAGCAAAATTTAAAGATACATTTTTAAATGTTTTCCAAACTTTTAAATTTTCTGACCACCTGTCTTTGTGTGTTGATTTGTCAAAGTCTCCACCCTTGCTCAAGCAATAGATATTAAAATGCGTATCCTTGTATTTGTTAATAGAACCCAGCATACTATATTCTACATCGTCTGGATGTGGAGATAGGCATAATACATTTTCAAATCCTAAAAATTTCATTCTTTTATAATTTCTTCAAAATATCTTGTTACTATAATTTCTTTAGGGTCTTTTCTTTCTGGCTTTTTATTTTTAAAAAGATCAAAATAAATGTCAGCACAATTGACCCCCGCTAAAGTAGATATGTATGTTCCTCCTCCTAGTCTTGGATTACATTCAATAAGATAAGGGGTTAAAAATTGATCTAAGATAAACTGCATACATGATGGGCCTTTAATCTTAAGTTCTTTTACAACTTTTTCAACTTCTTCTGTTATAGTTTTATTTTTACATACTTTCCCTATAACACTAATTCCCGCCTTTGTAACAACCCTTTCCCTTATAACATGAGAGACAATATTGTTTTGCATGTCACAAAACACATCTACTGTGTATTCTTTTCCTGATATGTATTGTTGAACCATTGTATCTCTACAATCTGAAACTTTAATACCCCTACTGCCGCTGCCTTTAATTGGCTTTTCAATAAATGGTCCTCTAATACTTAAAGGTAAATTTAAATTTTTTGTTTTTAAATATTCGTAAAATCTATGTTTTTGCTGACAGGTTTGAATCGCAAATGTGTCAGAACAAAATATCTGACATCCGTTCATTTTAAATTTATCTTTATTCCAAGAAAGTTTTACAAGGTCATGCTCTCCTGTTGGAATAATTAATTGTATTTTTTTATTTACTACAATTTTAAGAAGCTCTGATAGATATTTTTCATCAGAGGCCAAAGGAACAGTAAACCCTTCATCGGCTAAAAGGTTGCCAGCAGAAAGCTCATTATTGTCTACGGCATAAATAGTCGCGTTATATTTTGATTTTTTAATAGTTTTAATTAATCCTATTGCGGCAGGTCCACCAGATTCTGTAACTAATACATTTATCATCTTAAGAAAAAATAAAGTCTTCGATGACAACAGAGTCTATTTCTGTAGTGTCTAAAATTTCTAACGCTGTTTTAGCTTTAGATAATATTGGTTTGCCGTTTACATTAAAAGATGTATTAAGCAACACAGGAGTTTTTGAGAAAGCCTCCTGACTTAAGAGGTCATATATAAACTGATTCTGTTCTCTGGTAACTGTCTGTAGTCTACAGGTTCCATCAATGTGTGTTATGGACAGAAGGTCTTTTTTATATTCTTCTCTCACCCTCGGGCAATAAACCATAAAATCACACTCTTGGTTTTCTTCTACATGAAAGAACTTATGAGCGTCCTCTAATCTGCACATCCCTGCAAATGGTCTATACCACTCTCTCTTTTTTATCTTTGCATTTAATGTATCTTTCATCTGAGGAAATATAGGATCACAAAGTATGGATCTGTTTCCTAATGCTCTAGGCCCAACTTCAGACCCTCCTCTGCAAACGCCTACTATCTTACCTGATTTTATCTGTTCTGCTAAAGAAGCTAAATTAACAGTCGAAGCTTTTCTTTCTTCTGCAATTTTAGGTAATTCGTCAGAATCCTCAATCCATAAGCCAGAATATGTTATTGGTTTTGATTTGTAAAATTCATTAGTAATCAACCAGTTGCCATAAACTGCATAACCAAATGATAGCCCACAATCACTTGGGTTTGGAGGAATAAATAAATTAACGCCTAAATCTCTAATTTGTTGATTGATAAGAATGTTTAAAGCACACCCCCCTGTTAGGCAGAGCCTCTCTGGAAAACCATGTTTTTCAAAAAACTCTAAAACTAATTCTTCTGAAGCTTTTTGTATAGTAGCGGCAAAAGATGCTCCGATGTTTGCAGATAGAATAGCTTGGTTGCTTGGTATACCAATGATTCTAAAAAACTTTTGATATTTCTCTGGTTTATGATCTATAAAATAAACCTCCATAAACTCTTTCATTGCGGGAATCACCGCTTCTATAGGAGTCCCATAGCCAGAGAAGCCCATGAGTTTTCCCGCCAAAGCTAAATCTACTTTTGTTTTAGCAGAAACATCTAAAACATATTTAGATAAAACCTGATATCCCCAACCAATATTTGTTTCTAGTTTGTCTATGATAGAAAATTGATTTTTATCAAAGCTATAAAAATTAAAACACCCATCATTGCCTGATCCGTCATAAGACAAAATACAACAATCATCAAAGTCTGATAATGAGTAAGCTCCTATAGCGTGACCTAGATGGTGGTCACAAAAAACTAATCTAGAATAATTTAATAGAGAAAAATCTAGATTCATTGTAGGCTCGTCCTTGCTCAGAACCAGCATGTCAAATTCATTAGTGATTTCTCTTTGAGATAGTAACTTTAGCAAATCACCTAAAACTTTGTTACAATTTTCCTGATCGGTAGGAAACTTATAATATCTCTCCTCGTAAATCCTTTCTAACTCAAAAACAACAGAATCATTTTTTTCTGTATCTAAAAAGGTTACATTAGAATCGTGACCAAGATGAATGGATAATATTTTAGACATAAAACCTCTGGGCCTAGGGTGAGTAGACCCAGAGGTCTACTATGACCTCAAGGAAATAAATCCTCGACCTGTCTTATTGTAAGATAGCAACTATCGTATGTCAACTAATCTTCAATAATCTCTTCACTGATTTTCCCTAAAATATAGGCTAGGGTTTCATCAGTATAAAAATCAGGATCTTCGTTTTCCTCTTGTTTTTGTGTGTCTAGGTCAGTCATAGTGTAGACTTTATACACACAAAAAATAACAAAGGGAATTATCCTTCACATGAAGTGCAATTCAATATAGATCTAGCTAATTCTTGACTAGGGTTAGCGCTTCTCTGGTAGTAGAAACTTTTTACACCCTGCTCCCAACCAAAGATTAGCAACTCGCTAACTTGCTTTGGAGGACATTTGGGAGAGATCATTACGTTTAAGCTTTGACCTTGGTCAATATATTTTTGTCTTTGCGCGGCTTGTATTACTATTTCCTTCTGGGAAATCTCTCCAAAAGTTTTAAATACGTCTTTTTCGTGATCTGAAAGAAAATCTAGGTGCTGGACCGATCCTCCTTTTAGTAAAATAGACTTCCAAGTAGTCGTATTATTTTTGCCCTTCTCTTCAAGAAGTTGTTCTAAGTGGGGATTTTTATATGTAAATTTACCCTTGGCTAAATCTTTAGTAAAGTAATTACTATTTAATGGCTCAATAGATGGAGAAACTTGCCCAAGAATAAATGAACTAGATGTAGTAGGAGCAATCGCCATAGTGGTCATATTGCGTCTGCCATAACCTCGAAGGTGTTCTGGTTCTCCAAACTCTTCTGCTAGCTTTGAAGTTGCTCTGTCACAACGCTCTCTTATAATGTTGTGAATTTCTGCGTTTAAAAATTGGGCTTCCAAACCTTCAAACGCAATACTTTTAGATTGCAGTAATGAATGCCACCCCAAAACACCGAGACCTAAAGCCCTTTGCCTTTTTGCAAAGTTATGGCAAGACTTCATAAAAGGAATGTTTTCTGTCTTGTAAATATACTCCTCCATAACTGCATCCAGAAATTGGACAAGCGTTTCAACCGCATCAGTTTCTTTTATTTCGTCCCACCTGAGAAGATTTAAAGAAGATAAACAGCAAACAAAAGATTCATCTTCTGATGAATGTAAGGCTATCTCACTGCAAAGATTAGAAGCATGAATTTTGAGTTTCTTATCTTTATATGCTTGAGGAGCATTGTTATTAGCATTGTCTGTAAAAAATATGTATGGGTATCCTGTTTCAAACCTTTTCTTAATTACATTTGCCCAGACCTTTCTTTTATCTTTGTCACCATCTACCATTGACTGCATCCACTTATCATCAATGCAAACAGCAAAAGACATTTCTTGTATAGGATTACCTTCACTTCTAATTCTTAAAAATTCCTCAATATCAGGATGATCTATAGGGAGATATGCTGCGAAAGACCCTCTCCTTACATGGCCTTGAGAAACAATAGATGCAACTTTATCAAATAGCTCCATGAAATAAACCGCTCCAGCAGAAACTCCTCCTACACTAATGGGAATACCTCTAGCTCTCAAATCACCAAAATAACCTGATGTTCCAGAGCCGTGTTTCGTTTGCATTCCAACCTCTGCTTGCTTATGAAGAATGGAATCCATTCTGTCATCAACGTAAACACCATTGCAAGAAATGGGTAATCCCCTATCTCTGCCAAAGTTAGACCAAACAGGACTAGCTAGGGAATAAAACCCTCGCTTCATGTAATCTTCAAATTTATCAGCGAAACCACTTTGTCTGAGATATTTTTCAGCCGCCTCCGCGATGGACCTAATTCTCTTTTTGGCGCTTTCCCCTTTTTGTAAATAACCTCTCTCAAGGAATTGTTTAGAATCTTCGTTTAACCAGTAATAATCTTTCATTTTATTTACTTATGTTCTCTACTAACACCATTGGGATGTGTTGTCCTTGAAATTTATCCTTCCTATAGAAAACAGTTTTTAATTTTAATTTGTCTGCAAATTCTTCTGCCCAAACAGTAGGAACTGATTTTTGTCCATGAGGAGGTTGAACAAAGTCATCAACTAATCCATACTTAATATCCAAGTCAAGCATTAATTGAAAATCGTTTCTAATTCCATCTTCCCAATGATCCCCATCAATGTATATCATATCAAATGACTGATCTTCTAAATCTGGCCTAACATCTTGAGATCTTTTTCTAATAAAAGTAAACCTATCTGGAAAGTTTTCACAAATTGTTTGTATAGCTTTCTCCTCTCCAGAAAAATCAGTTTGCCCTGTCATTTCTGTTGCTACATTTTGAACAGGGTCAACAGAGGTTAGTTTAAGATTTTTGTCTAGAGACATCATGATAAAAGCACTGCCTCCTTTATAAAATCCTATTTCCAAAACACTTTTAGGCTTAACATAATTTAAGCACATTTCAAAAATCCAGCCATCGTCAGAAGGGACTGAACATGAATCTAGGTTATATTCTTCGTATTTTTTTTGTATTTCTTTAATATTAGAACAAGTCATCAGCGTCAAATGTTTGAGAGTTTTTCGCGTATTCTACAGGTCGCGTATGGAAAAAATCTGTGGCATTATTTCCAAGTAACTCTTCTTCAAACCAAATTGTATTCACTAATAATTGTTTGTCAACATCAAATGCTTTCTTGAACCCAATTTGTTCCAATGACTCGTTAATTCTATTCTTAATAAATTCTTTTAAAATAGGAGCGCTGATTCCTTTCTCGTCATAACCATTAATCATCCAATCCACCATGTTTGACTCGGCTTTGAATGCTGCTTTAGATTCTTCTAGAATCTTTTCTTCTAAGCCTTCATCAAAAAGTTCGGGGTGTTCTTCTCTAATTGTGTTGATTATCTTTATTCCAGCTAAAGCATGAATATTTTCTTCATTCCTAGTATATTTGACTTGCTGCCCAGTATCTTTAAGAACATTCCTATATCTGTTAAACCAATTGATTACATAAAACTGGCTGAACAATGAAACATTCTCTACAAAAAGAGTAAATAAGATAAGAGCATAAACATACTGCTTCTTTGAATCCTTATAAAACCGATGATTATATTTTCTTAGGTAATTGACTCTGCCCTCAATAAAATCTAATTTTAGGTTCTTCTCAAACACATCTTCTAATCCCAGCACTTTTAATAACCTTTCATAAGCATTATTGTGAATAACCTCCACATTAGCCATAACATACCCAAGATCTGTTAAACTTGGATGAGGCAAGTTATCTCCAAGCTTGCTCCAAAATTTCTTTACTGCAACTTCAATTTGCCCAATAGCAGAGAGAGTTCTTATAATCATCTCTCTCTCCGTGTCATTTAATTCTACTGCAAAATCTTGCACATCACTAGTAAAACTAAATTCTTTATCAGTCCAAAACCCATTATGCATTGCCTCAATAAATTCCTGCGCCCACGGGTAGTGGTCTGGCTTTCTAGATACTTGTTCTTCAAAAATCATTTCGTAAAGTTACACATGTTAGGGGGTTGATAGAATTAGGTCAAAGTCTTTTTTTGCAAAAAAGAGCAACGCTCATTAAATTAATATGAACGTATGGGTAACGTAAGGAATATTATTTTAATACGTATCCTATACGCTCGTATCCCATACGCTCAATTTTTGTAGATTAGACCTATTTTTTTAGGTGTCAAGAAAAATTTAATTGATTTTTTCGATTTTTGACATATAGTAGAGAAGTTGATTGAAGATCTTACAGATTCTGCCTTGACTGATTTAATTAAGGCCGATAACGATGAAAATGCTTTAGATGAGCTAATATCAAGGCATTCAGGTATTTATGTGGACATGCTTAAAAAATTTGGCATGAATTGTCTAACTCAGAATCAAGTTTCTGACATAATGAAGGACAAAGATTATGTGATTTACAAGGCCGCTTTAGAATATGACGAGAACAAAGCTAAGTTTTCTACTCACTTAGCAAATAAGGCCAAGTATATGTGTTTAACTCAGAAAACAAAAAATAAAAATAGCAAAATATCTAATTGTTTTGAAGATGTAGAATTTTCACAAAAAGACAGATCCCCAACTCCAGATGAGAAATGCAAAACAAATGATTCTTTTTTAAGAATTTTAAATTTAATCGAAAAACATAAAGATAAAAGATTGAAAACTATTTTTCATGAAAGATATTTTTGTGGCAAAAGAGGTAAATTGAAGCCTTGGAAGGAAGTGGGTAAAAAAATAAACTTATCTGCTCAATGGTGCATAACCATACACGATAAAGCAATAATAGAATTCAGTCGCAAAATAGATAATGAAAAAATTAAATTTTGATGGACCTATAAATGGACTTAGCTTGGGTAATGTCTCTGTAAATTTCTTAAGAGAACTTAAAAAAAGAGATCTAGATTTAGGTTTTTTCCCAGTTGGCGATAGAGGTGAATTTGAAGCTTATGATAAAATATCAGAAGAATTCAAAAACTGGGTCGCAACGCTCTCAGCAACGAGATTAAAAAAACTTGATGCTAAAACCCCTACATTAAAAGTTTGGCACATAAATGGATCGGAAAGATTGCTTCCCAATCAATATCTTTATTCATTTTATGAAGTTGATTCTCCAACTGAAGAAGAAATAAACATAGTAAAATTGCAAAAACATGTTTTTTTCTCATGCTCTGAAGCTGCGGAAAATTTCAAACAAAAAGGATGTGATAATGTTTCATACATACCTCTAGGTTTCGATCCAGATTTTAGCAATGTGGATTCAAATAAATTGGAAGATACGATACATTTTGGATTAGTTGGCAAATTTGAAAGAAGAAAAAACACTCAAGCAATTATCCAACTGTGGACACAAAAATTTGGTAATAACCCTAAATATCAACTTAGTTGTTTGGTTCACAACCCTTTTTTAAATGACGATCAAATGAATCAAGCTATTCAATCTTCTCTTGGTGGTCAAAACTGGTCTAATGTTAATTTCTTGCCAAGATTAAAAACCAACTCTGAAATGAATGATTTTATGAATTCAATAGACATTGATCTTTCTGGATTATCAAATGGTGAAGGTTGGAATTTGCCGTCATTTAACGCTACGGCGCTAGGAAAATGGTCTATCGTTAGTAATTGTTCCGCTCATAAAGATTGGGCTACAGAAAGCAATGCCATCTTAGTTGATCCTATTGGAAAACAATCATGTTATGATAACTTCTTTTTTAAAGAAGGGATGCCATTCAACCAAGGACAATACTATAAATTAAATGGAGATGACATCCTAGCTGCCTTTGATAAAGCTGTCGAGAAGGCGGGACAAGATAACACAGAAGGGACAAAATTGCGGGACAAGTTTACCTATTCTAAAACTGTCGATTCTATTTTAGACTATATATACAGTGATTTAGAAACGGCATAAAAAATGTTAATACTAATATATTATGAATTATAAATTAAATACTCACTTATTGGATAATTTCTTTGATGCATTCGGAACAAGTAAACACGCTGATGTAAAAGACTGCGGCGATGTATACAGTGCTGAATTTGAGCTTGCTGGCTTTGCCAAAGATGATATTGATATTACAGCAACAAACGATAACTTAATTATCAAAGCTAAAAATGACAAGCGTCAAAAGGATTTTAAATTAAATTTATATGGCGCTGTATCAGTAGAGGACATCTCTTGCGATACTGAAAATGGTTTACTTACTGTCACAATGCCAAAAAAATGTGTCAGTGAGCAACGTAAGATTAGTATTAATTAATGCCAATTTACGTTTACAAACATCCCACTGAGGAGGTGTATGAGGAAGTTCTTCAAGGAATGAATGATCCTCATACATTCTCCAAAGACGGGGTAGAGTGGCAAAGGGTTTTTCTCGCTCCAAATGCTGCTATTTCATCAAACTCAGATCCATTTAATAGTAATTCTTTTCTAGAAAAAACGGCAAACATGAAAGGCACATTTGGAGATATGATGGATTATTCTTCAGAGCTTAGTCAAAAGAGGGCTGAAAAAGCTGGAGGTGTAGATCCAGTTAAAAAGAAACATTTTAAGAATTACGAAAAAGCTGTGGGCAAAAAACACCCCTCAGAAAAAGCCAATAAGTTTGAGAATAAATCTATTAAAATAGATTACGATTAAGGAGTAGCTCCTGAGATAGCTACACCTCTCCAAGCACTAGCTCCCACATAAACCAAAAGAGTGCTTCCAGATATAGCCAAAGCTCCAGTCGCTGGGGCTTCATCAGTTCCTGCTGAACTCTGATTACCTTGCCACTTTGGTAGCTGAAAACCAGTTTCATAAATATAAGTTCCACTTATATTTTGATCTCCTCCAGCCTTCTTCTCTAGATAAGCTTGGTTAACGATTGTTGATCCGCTAAGTATACCATCTCCAATAATCTCAAAATCTCCAGAAACTATCCCAGAGTTTTGAAATGAAACATGATTTTGAAAATAGTTCTGACCATCTAAAAAGTAATGACCTGTATCAAAGCTTACATAAAATCCGTTAGAATTTGGGGTAACTGAAGATGCAGTAAAATCAGTAATAACAACACTGCCAGTTACATCAACTGTAGTATTTTTTCCAGCTAAAACAGTGTTATTTTGAGATTGAACGCCAAAGTTGCCTACAGATCCATTTAGCAGAAGGTTGTTAGATCCACTTACATTAGAATTAACAGCTTTTATTACTATATTATCTCCTTGATCTGCATTTGCACCTATATCTACATTTTTCCCTTGAATTAAAAGGTTTCCGCTATCAATAGAAAAAGTATTATCTCCAGTATTAGGCAACCCAAAAACTGATTTACCATTGCTTAGTAAATCTCCTGTAAAAGCAAAATCTCCCGTTAAATTTCTAGATACATTAATTTGAACACCAGTATTAGTCTGGGTAATATTTAAATCACCAGAATCACTAAAAAAAGTGTGAAGTTGTATCTGTTCGGGTTGAATTTTGTTGAATGCCATAATACAATAGATTATCTTTTATAAATTACACGAATTCAATGAAATTTACTCTTTATAAGCCAAACTCTAAAAATACAGGTGCTGCGTTTAGTTTTGATCTAGCAAAGGATAAAAAGGGCAATGCAGTAATGTATGTCTCAATGATCCAACAACATAGCTGGAACGATAAGACAAAAAGCGGTTCTTTTAAGGAGAATGCCAAAAATCCTGAAAAATCTGGCACAATCAAACTATCAGCAAATGAAGCTGGCGAAGTCCTCTCTTCATTTAAGACTAGAATCCCTTTTGTAGCATTTCATAGGAGAAACGACGATACAACAATTATTAAATTCACACCTTGGGATAAAAAAAGAAAAATTATGGGTAAGGATGGAGAGACTTGGCACGAAACTCCAGCATTTGGAGTTAGCGTCACAAGAAATTCCACCATGACATTCAAACTCCCGCTAGAAGCAGGAGAAACAGAAGTCCTAGCAGAACTTCTTAAAAAATACATTTTAGAATCTTTTATTGTCGCAGACGCATATAAACCACAAGCGCCTAAAGAGGAAGTCCAAGAAGATACACCAGATATTGAAGATTCAGATGTCCCATTCTAAAAAGCTAAGAGTTTTATTTCACTCTAACCATAGCCGTCTCGTTACAGGGTTTGGTAAAAATGCTAAGAATATACTCTTAGCTTTACACGAAGACCCTGATATTGAGGTTATTGAGGCTGCTAATGGTGTAAAATATGGCGCTGATCTTTTAACTCCTTGGGAATCTTATGGAACACATCCAACTAATCCGAGTATTCTTCAAGCTATTCAGGGAGATGGGCCTAAAGAGAGAATGGCTCAGTATGGGTTTTATACGATAGATGAAATTGTAGAAAAATGTAAACCAGATATATATTTAGGAGTAGAGGACATTTGGGCTTTTACGGAATATCAGACCAAGCCTTGGTGGAACAAAATAAATAAAGTATTGTGGACTACTCTAGATAGTGTCCCAATTTTAGATCAAGCTCTCCAGATGGAGCCTCTGTGCGACAAAATGCTAGTTTGGGCTTCTTTCGCAGAGAGGGAAATGAAAAAACTAGGTCATAAAAATGTAGAAACACTACATGGCGCAGTTGATTATACTCATTTTTATCCATTAGAGAACAGGAAGAGTTTGAGAAAGAAATTTGGTATAGATGATTCTTATGTAATAGGGTTTGTTTTTAAAAATCAACTAAGAAAGTCTGTTCCTAATCTTTTGCAAGCTTTTAAAATTTTCAAAGAAAAAAATCCAAACATAAAGGCTAAGTTACTTCTTCATACAGACTGGGCTGAAATTGGTTCAGGCTGGGATATTCCTAAATACATAAGAGAAATGAACATTAATCCAGAAGATGTTCTTTCCACTTACGTTTGCCATCATTGTGATTTTTATTTTGTGTCACATTATCAAGGAGAAGATAAAAACTGTCCTAGATGTAAAGCTGAAAAAACTTTTAAAACTAAAAATAGTTTAAAGGGCATAGGCGAAAAAGAATTAAATGAGCTTTATAATTGCATGGATGTTTATTGCCATCCATTTACAAGCGGAGGGCAAGAACTTCCAATACAAGAGGCTAAATCTGCTGGTTTAATTACACTGGTTACAGAATATTCCTGTGGGACAGATTCTTGTTATGAACACCAAGGGGGTATACCTCTTAAGTGGAATGAGTATAGAGAGCCTCAAACGCAATTCATAAAGGCTTCCACTTGCCCAGATGATATAGCAGACAATCTCAAAAAAGTTTATGATATGAGTGATGTAGATAAGTGGTCTTTATCTACTCAAGCTATTAAATATGTTAAAGATGAATTTTCTGTAGATACCATTGTTAAAAAACTTAAATCAATTCTAGTTGATTTAAAAAAACCAGTTTTAAAAGAAGAAGATAAAAAACAAGCTCAAAATTCTATAAACTTAGAGGATGTTTTGGGAGACGAGGGGCCAGAAAATAGGATAGCCGTTGTTTTACCCGAATCCGCTGGGGACATTTTGATCTTAAACTCTTTGATGGAAAACTTAAAGAGCCTTTATCCTGATAAAAATATTTATATTTTTACAAAACCCCAATTTTATCAAATGATAGAAGACAATCCAAATATTCACAAGTTACTCCCATATCAACCAAATGTGGAAAACCTTTTAATGCTAGAAGGAAGAGGAGATCATCAAGGATATTTTGATATGGCATTTTTACCAAATATAGGAACACAAAGGCACTTGAACTATTTGCATAACGGCAAAGATAAAACACAATTTGAACTAAGATGAGTCATTTAGCAGAAGAATATGCAAAATCATGCGGAGTAAAAATAGGAAAACCTATTTTAAAACCTCATTACTTTCCTATCTTACATGACAAGTATATAACTATTCACAATGATAAAAAAGTTCAATCTAAAGAGTATGACATGTGGCCTGATGTCATAGAATTACTAAAAAAAGTCTTAGGAGATATAAAAATAATTCAAATAGGCGCTCATGGAGAAGAATCAATACAAGGAGTAGATCAACATATTCCTACTACAAGCTTAAAACAAGCAGCCTTTATTATAAAAAAATCTTTAGGACATGTAGGAATTGACAGCGTCCCAGTTCATATCGCATCTGCCTTAGATAAGCCTGTGGTTGGGATTTATGCTCATACATACGCTTCAACATGCGAGCCACTTTGGAATGAAACCACTAAGGCTATCACGATTGAATCAGACAGAGGAGGAAACAAGCCTTCTTTCTCTTTAGAGGAATATCCTAAAACTATTAATTTTATTAAACCTGAACAAATAGCATCTGCTGTTGTAGAAGTTTTAAATTTAGACAAAAAAATAAACCACAAAACTTTACACATTGGTCAAAACTACACATCTAATTTTGTTGAAGTTATACCTACTGAATTCACAAACATAAAAGCAAATCACATTGATGTAAGAATGGATTACAGCCACAATGAAAATGTTTTATGGCATATTCTACAAAACAATCATGCAGAGGTAACCTTATCTAAACCCATACCTGACAAATTTTTTCAATCAGGCAAAATTAAAAAAGTTATTTACAAATCAGACATACTTGACACTGAGTTTTGCAATAAGATAAAAAGCCTTGGAATTCCTCATAATTTAATTTGCACATCTGCTAAAACTCTTTCGCAAGAAAGGTCTAAAAATTTTGACATGATGATTAATTATTTAAACATCCAAGATTTAATTAAAAATAATAAAAATCTATTAAAAATAGAGAGCTTTGACAATATTAAAATTAAAAGCGGAAAAAAGGTTGTTTGTGGTGATAAAATTTATGATAGTTTTTTTGATTTAAATGATAGAAAAAATTTAGATCATTTTTATATTGACCTTCAATTCTTAAGAGTTTATACTGAGGTAGATGAGTAAGAAAACTACCTACGGTCCAGATATCTACAAACGCAATGAGCATGGCTTGCTTGAAAATGTAGATTATAAATTTAATGAAGATGGCTCTGTGAATTGGAGGGCTATGATTAAGGAAGAATTTCTCTATCCTAATAAGGACTGGTTCATCTCAAGAAAGAAAGATGTTCCTAATTCTGTAGAGGGTCTTTCTGACAAGCAGCTTCTCATCATGCTTGGAGGTATCAAAGAGCTAGCCAAAATGAGAGGATATTCCACGGTAGCTTTTGACGTAGTTCAACCTTCAGATGGATATGTAACAGCCAAATGCACAATAAACTGGGACAAGAATTATGAGACACAAGATGAAGTAGCATATCAAGATTATGCTAACGCTACTCTCGCAAATACAGACAATTTTTGTGCTAAATTCTTAGAAACAATTGCTTGTAATCGTGCTTTTGTCCGTTGTGTGCGTAATTACCTCAATATCCACATTGTGGGCGCAGATGAGATTGATAAATCAAAAGGTGCTAATAATTCTAACACTGTGGAATATGATGCTTCTAGCGACTCTGCTATGCTCCCATTAACGCCAGCAGGAACGCTCCAGAAAGCTTTGGACGAAGATAATGGAGTAAAGTCCTTTGACGACTTCAAAAAGCTCCTCAGAACCTTCTGGAAGGAAGAAATCTACAAGAATGAAGAAGCGGCGAATTGGAACTCTTACGATGATATTCCAGCTAAAGAATGCAGAAAGCTAATAGCAATCTGCAAAAAATCATAATCCTAGAGAATTAAGTTGTTTAGCACTTAAGCTTCCCCTTAAGCCATCTTTTGTGAGAATTGCTTCATGCGCTCTATCTAAAAGAAGAGTTTGATCTGGCGGTATTAGGCTAATAGTAGATTCATTAATAGTTGTTCTAATTCCGTTTGAACCAACAGAAATAGATATGCTATTTAGCGTTGGTGTATATTGAGGTATTTTTAAACCATAAACGACTCTTGAGGAACTTTCTGGAACAACATCATCACTAAACATAGACCCTCTTATTTGTCTTAGGAGTTTCATATCTATTGTAGAGCCACTAGCAGCAGAATGAGTTATCTGTGTTAATTGATCATACTTTTGCGGAGAATCTGTAGCAAAAAATTTAAGATCAAATCTATCAAAAAGATCTGAGTTTTGTTGAGACCCTTCCGAGCTTTCTGCTATTTCATCATCCTCTGCCGCTTCTCCATCGTCACCTATTGGATTAACTCTAGTTTTTCCTCTTCTATATGATATTTTAATTTTTACCTGACCCCCATTAAACTCATCTCCTTCAACTATAGCTTTATATGCTTGAAGGGATAGTCTAACTATTCCACCAACCTGTGCTTCAAAGCCATTCATAAACTTTAAACCGTAACCACCAAAATATTCAACTTGTTGACCATTTGGATTTTTTACCATCAAAGGTTTATAAAACTCAGTAAAGTCTTTTAAATCTTCAAACCTTTGTTGAGCATTTTCTCCTATCAATTTGTGGCTTTTTTCTAGACTTGGTATAGTTCTTATTCCTATGAAATGAAATTTTCCTATTCCAACAGCTTTTGAATTTCTTACATTACCACCCGTAAGATTAGCAAGGTCTCTAATTGTTATCTCATCTGGGTTAAGAGACATGGTAGATAAAGCATCGCTTATACTGTCTAATTCTGAATGCTCTGACAATTTATCGTCTCTATGGAATGGACCACAAACATTCATACTATTAGTATTTAAAAATTCCATTCTTTCAGCTTTATATCTTCCATAAGCATTTGAAATAAAAACACCTCCAGCTATTCTAAAATAAGCCTGTAAAACTTTAAAAAGTTTGCTTCCAGAAGGTCTCTCAAGCATTTTATTTTCTAGATTAGATAATTTAAAATATTTAAATTTATCCTCTATTCTATTTAACTTCTTTGCACCGTCTTTTAAATTTGTCTTTTCAGCAGCTTCTTTGACTGATACAAATTCTTCATCTCCATGAATTCTTGATGCTGCGATTGGTCCTACAAAATCATATTTTACTGGAGGATTTTCTTTTATTGTTTCGTCATATAAAGGAGCATAATCTATAGGAAAATTAAAGTTGCCTTGCTTATTCATTATCAAAACACAAAACATTAACTTGTCAAAAAGATCTCCCTCTAAGCCTAAATTGAATAAAGTAAAGAAAAGACCTATCTCTTGTTTTGTTAAAACAAGGTTTTCTTCCATTCTTCTATTTAAGAAAATTCTTTTAAAGAAGGTCGCCCTAGTTCTTTCATCATCTTTTGGCGATTTGTCTTCAGGCTTTTCTGCCGAGCCAACATAAGTATTTACAATTTTATTAGTTAAAGCACTTCTAGTAAAAGAAGCTTGAACAATATCTTTATCCTCTGTCTTTGTATAGTCTGTTAGTTTTGTCTGGCTTATAGAATCTGTGTTAACAAATTCTATAAATCCATTTTCTGGATTTATGTAATAAAAGAAACCCAAATATGAAGCTATACCAGCTAAAACACTTGATAGGGTTCCAGACAACTCAAACAAAATATCATCTCCATTGTCAGTCGGTAATCCATTTATTGTCAAACCTGCCAAATCAATTATCTTTTTGAACTCCTTCAAAGTATAACCAAACTTCAAATCATATTGAGCTAGATCTGGGCCACCAAAAAAACCTCCTTGCGGCAATTCTATGCCTTTGTAGTTAGGGCTAACCTCACCTGCATTGAGGGATAAATTCTCTTTTAATTGTTTATTTTGATAAACTAAAGAAATTTTTGCACCATTAAACTGAGCCGCAGTTTCATAGTTATATATTCTTCCAGCATATATAACATGCTCCTTTCTAACTGGGTCTCTTGAAGCAAAAGAATTTAAAGGGCTATTTATAACCTCTGAATAGTAAGCTACCGCTCTTTCAAAATCTTTATCGCCTTCTGGGGCAGCGTTCAATCCTCTAACTAAAACTATTAGTGAATTTAATGTTAGTGAAGTTTTATCTATGTATGCTCTGTTGATAGATGTCTTTGAAGGAGTTGCTGTAACAGTTTTGTTAATACAAACAAAGTTTTGCATTGCTCTATTAACATCCTCGTTTGAAAATTCATTTATCTCTCCAAATTCTCCAATAACTGTCCCAAGCCCATCTGATCCATCTAAATTTTTAGCATCCTCTACAGTTGTAACAGAAGCACTATGACCTTGACCAGCATTGGTAAAGTTTAGATCTATTTGTTCAATTGATTCTTTCATAACAATAGAGTCGATTCTGTAACATTTTCTAATTCACTTCCGCTTATTAAAGCGGAAAAACCCTGTTTAATTATATTTACACCCGTATATAATTCTAAATAAATACTTTTAGATTGACTAATTCCATTTATATAAAAAACACTTCTACCCTCTACAAATCCTGTTGTGCTAAAATAATCTGGAGATATACCAGTATAAGAAAATGTTCTAGCTCTTTTCTTAAATGCTATTGATTTAAAATTAGAGTTATTTAAAGCTGTTACTATACCATTTGCTGGGGCAGTCGTAACAAATTGAGGAACATCAGCGACTCCATTAAAAGCTGCAACACCTACGCCAGAATACACCTTTTGACCATTTAAGAAATAATCATAATCTTCAAACTTTGTTGAACCTCCAAACTCATTTCTTATTCCTGTAGCTAAGTTGGTTCCAAAGCCCCCTGAAGCAGAAGCTATTCCAGACTCAATATCATACAAAAATATAGAGTTGGCATTTGTTGGAACAGAAGGATCAAAATTTAATAAGCCTTGATCTGTTGATGTCTCTTGATCTGTTTTTGTAAAAAAATCTCCAGTTGCTACAGTAAATATTGTTTCATTTGTAATTGTTGTTTTTGTCGGTATCTCTTGAAGTAATGTTTGACCATTTAAAGATAGCTTTATTTCTCTTTGCCCCGTTGAAACACTTCTATCATAATAAAATGAATTACTACTTCCTCCAGCTTGCCTGTTTGTTTCTTTAAATGTATTTGTGTGCAAAAGTTCTGAAGAACATCCTGAAACACTTACATCTCCAGTCGTTACTGTAAAATCATAAATCATTAATCCCCAATCCTTTCTCCTAAATAATAAATGTAATTTTTCTTTAATTTTAAAGATTCTCCAACTTTTCTTACTCCAGAAGAATCGACACCATTTATTGTTGTAGTTTCAAATACAGGTTCTTGAACAACTCCACTAATACCTGAAAGAGTCCCTACCATAAATCTACTAGCATATAATTTTACTAAAACACTAGCCGCACCAGATATGCCTCTCTGTTCAACATATTCACTTACTGCCCCCTCTACATTTTGTAAACCTAATGTAGCAAAAGCATTATCTCCTGTTGGGAGATATTGGTAACCAGAATCTGGATGTAAAAATCCAACCTCCTCTTTTGAAAATGTTTTAACACCACTTTTTTCTATATTTTTATATATAAAATATCTGTCTCCTTCTCCAGTGTTTACGCTGGTGGCACCAAAAAAGTTTCCTGTAAGCATGTAGTCTCCAGTCGATATAATAATACTTGAAGTATTTTCATAGTCATATCCTGTTATGCCTGTTTTATATGTAATACTTTGATTGTAACCTGTTATTCTTTTATTGACAACAGGGCTGGTTGTAGATGTAAAATATTCGCCAATTAAACCGCTTGATATAGCGAACATTGTTGAATTTGGAATCTTTCCAGAAAACAAACAGAAAGAGTTTAAGTTTATCCCACTAGCGGTTTTAAACTCTCCCGATGGACCGTTTGCACCACCTCTAAAATATTCATTTGCTCCTCCTATATAAAACTCATCATTGTTAGCTATAAATGTTGTATCTATAGGAAACGCTTCACTTTGGAAAGTATCATTTAGTTGATCATATCTAGATAAAGAGACACTGTTAGCTCCTACAGAAAAAGATACAATATTTCTTGGTCCAAGCTCTATACTGTTTGCTGTATTTACATATTGGCCTCTTTTGTCAAATCCTTGAAAAAATAAGTGTCCTCTCTTAGTTATGCCCACATTGTATCCTTTTGCTCCAGTGTTAAAATCAACGCCATTTACTTCATTTGTAGTTTTTTCTAAGGAACCAAATAAAATACAATCATTAACAATTCCAGTAAAATCAAAATCTACCAATGTTGATAAACTTGAGTAATCAACCGAAGGAGTATTTACTTTAATATTAGCTTCAGATAAATGAGCTTGATCATTAGGTAAAAAAGTTCCTGTCGCAAAATCCTTTACTTCAACCGCACCTGCAATTCCAACCGTAACTATCCCACTATAAACTCCTGTATCTGCTGCGGGGTCACAATTTTCTATAACAGCAAAGTCTAATCCTCCCTCTAGTTTACTGCCTATGTGTCTTCCGCTCATTCCAGAAAAGTCATAAAAAGCCAGCAGTCTTTGATTGCTACCAAAGGCTTGCGTTATAGAATAATCTAAAGCTTTTTTACTCATTAATAATATTTACTTAAGTTAAAAGATATTGTATCTTCATTTACACTACTACTTTTTGAAAATTGATAAAATCCAGTCATTTGACCACTAACAACTTCCTCTAGTTTTTCTAAAGTCCCTGTAGAAGCCTCACAACTTGCTGAAACTGTATACTCTCCAGCAGTTCTGTTGTTCAATATTTGCTGAGTAAAACCTACTAATGAAGGAACTATACCACTTACCTTTAAAGGTTTTTTGTCTGATATAGAAACCTGCAAACCTGATAACGTCCCTGATGAAATATCAATTTTATTATTAAAACTTAAATTATAACTTATCTGACTTTGCTCTGGAGTCTTTGTTATAGATTTATCTACTGGAACAGGATTAACATAATCTCCACTTATATGATATCCTGTCGCGTCAAGCCTAAAATCTTTTAGAGCCTCAACAGCTAAATTTAAAAATCCAGAATTATCAATTACACCACTGTAGAAAGCATCTATTTCTTTAAATCTTTCTCCAGTTGACGGGTCTCCAGTTCCTATCATTTTAGCAGGAGAATTGAAAATTATGTCTCCTTTAACAGATATATCTATATGAGACCGATCTTTTGATGCCCTTACGCTAGCTGTTTTTTTATGTAAAATATTACCCTCTTGATCTAAATTAGATGGATCTGAGAAAGCATAACTAAAATCAATAGTATTAGATCCTGTGTCCACTTGATACCTCGCTGTTTTAGGACCACTTCTTACAAAAGTGTAGACACCGCTTTCATAATCTGATAAAGAACTTACTACAGCATTAACAGCTATTTCAGTAGCGTCATCAGCAGTAAAATGTCCCGTATCTACCAAAGCCCCAGTGATAGATCCTTGTAAAGAAGCGTTAACATTTAAAGTTAACCCATTATCTTTGTCAAAAGCTATTTGCGTATTGCTTGAAAATATGCCAGAATCTGTTACTGGATTTTCTGTTGTGCTATACTTATAAGAAGAATCTATTGAATAAGAATTTTTTGCTCTATCAATATTTTCTGTTCTAGAGACAAGAAAAGCATGAGTCCCAGTTTGGAATAAACTAATATCTAAATAGCCAGAAGATCTTCCAGATACAAAATCTAAAGCATTTTTTAGAGGATCTTTTGAGCTAACCTTTACACCCCTTGCCGAAACAGAATGATTAGCCTCTGTTATTCTTCCATCTGTTTCTGTAAAGGTCCAAGTATCTACTGGGTCTGCGACACCAAAAAAACTAGATAACATTGAACCAGTATCTCCAGAATTGAAAGATATTAATTGTATAGAATAAGGTAAAACTGTTGTTAAGTCAGAATCACTAAAAGAAATTGATTGAGGAGTGCTAAACAAAAATTCTTTATTCTCATCATCATTGCTGATAGTCAAAGTTTGAAATTCAGGAAGAAGACCGCTAATCATCCTCATCTTTTGAATGTGAAGTCCACTTAAATTTTCTCCTGTTAAATTTCCAACAAGCTGTATAGAATCTAAAAAATAATCAACCTTGCCTTCTACATATACAGGCTCTACCCCTTGACCCACAAAAGGTGTTGGATCAGGAAAAGTAAAGGAACCATATGTAATACTCTCTGCCATTAATCGTCTTTATATATATATTCTATATTTCTAGAAGCTGTTCCGTCTCCCAAACTTAAAGAAATAGTATCTGAAACCATATGTATAGTGTTCTCATCAACCAGTTCATCAAATTCTGCTGTTTTAGATTCTAAAAGATTTTTAGCTTCATAAATACCCATACTTTGGCTAACTGTTGCTTGTGCTGTCACATTCGCAGAACCTAAAGTTTTTAAAGAATCTTTTACAACAACTTGATCTTGTAAATGTGATAAGTCTAAAAACTTTTCTATTCTGTTAATTTGTTGAGTCTTGCTTATGGTTTTTTTTAATTTTAAAAGACCATCTTGAGTTGTATTATATGAATTATCAGTGGTAAAAGTAACTGTTTCGTTAACCTTGCCATCTGCTCTAGAAAATGTAGTATCTCTTTCTTTCTCAAAAAATTCTTCAACAGGGTGAAACAATCTCCTTATCTTTTCCTTGTAATAGGTTTGTTCTGAAACCCATAAGTTTCTAGAATTTTGAAATTTTTCCGTATTGTTCTTGCCAGAAGAATTAAAAGATATTGTTAAAGAATAATTTTTAAATGCTCCCTGTTTTGTTTCTGTTCCCGAGTAAGAAATGATATTTTCAGAAGACTTTTTAGGGTCTGTGCTAAAAGAGACGACTAAATTTCCACTGTTACCATCTTTTTTTATTGTTTTAGATATAGAAAATGGAGAACCAAATTCATCTTCTTGAGCAGCTTTTAAATCATCTACGATTTCGGACATCGCAGACTCAATAACATTTTCAGAATCTCTTCTTAAAGAAGTTAATTCAAAGTTAAAAGTTTTAGTTAAAAAACCCTGTTCTCCTATCTCAATACTCTGAGTTTCTTTTTTCCCTACTGCTTTAGATTGATCTATAAATGAAGAATTTAATTTTTCTTCAATAGATACCGTCAGACCAAGTAGATCATAAGTTTCTGTTATAACCCCTCTAAAGCCTTTATTAAGACGGGCTTTTTCTGATATGCCATCTTCCTGATAACCAAAATCTGGTCTAACTCCAAAATAATAATTTGTTAAAAAAGTTTTAGCGTTCTCTAAAAAACTTTCTGCGCCTTTTTGTTTATAAGCTATAGATATATTTCTGGTGGAAGAATAAGTGCCTCCAGATCTACTAAAAGAATAAGTTTCAGAAAAACTTTCTAAATCATGGGGATTCGGAATATATTGACCAAATGTTTTAGCAGAGTAATCATCTAAAGGTCTAGACTCTTCTATTGTTATAGAAACAGTCTCTGATCCTACTAATGAACTTGAATCAAAAGAAAAACTTGTAATTCTTCCATTAACGTAATCATCTGCACCGATTCTAGCTGTTATATTTTGCCTCTCATAAGCTTTTTCTATAGCTTCTCTACCCTTTAGTAAAACAGTGTCTCCTTGTTCTATTTGAATATCAGAAACATTTATTATATATGTTCCCGCTACACTGTATCCAAAAAGCTCTGATGTCTCTAAGTAATCATATGTTACTTGAAGTGACGAAGAAACAACATTGTTAACTATCAACATTTACTTTGTAAGTAAGCGGTTTAATTCTGCTTGTAGCTCTTTTATTCTATCTATAGCAGAATCCATCAAGGAACTCTGTTCAATTACAAATTTTGCGTTTTTCTCTACTAGTTCTGATGCTTTAGTAGCGGCATCTGATTGCTCCTTAACAAACGCATCCACCCCCTCAAAACTCTCAGCAGCGCCATCCATAGCCGCTTTCATTCTTTTTAACTCTCCAGTTATCGTAGCAGTTGAAGTCTCTTCTTGCATTCTCTTATATTCTTTTTCAAGAAGTTCTATTTGTTTAGCAAGATCTCTTCTCTCTTCTTTTAATTCGTCTCTCTCTGCACTTCTATCTATTCCTTTTTCTTTATTTAAATTCTTTAAAAAATCTTCATTTAAACTTCCTTGCCCACCTAGATTTAATTTATCTTCTCTTGTTTGAAGAATAGCATCTTGAAGTTTGTTTCCTAATACCTCACCAAACTCAGCAGTAAATATTTGTTCTAATGAACCCAAACCTTGACCACTGAAATCACGGGCTTTTTGTTCAAAGGCACCTATATCTCCTTCTTGAATAGACTGTTTGATAGATTCTAATTCAAGCTTAAGTCTTTCTGGGTCCATCTCTTGACCCAATGTAGTTTTTGCATCAGCAACTCTAGCAGCCTTTTCTGCTTTTAAAGAATCTACAATTTGTTTGCCGATTTTATCAAACGCTTTTTCTGTTTTGTCTATGTTATTGATTAACGACTCTCCAGCTTTTCTAACCTGTTCTCTAAAGTTCTTAGCCGCCTCATCAAATATTTTTTTGTTTTCTGCAAATTCTTCTGGAGAACCTGAAGTTTGCATTTCTGCTCTAGCTAAATCCATTTCAGTTTGAGCGCTTACTATATTAGCTCTTTGTAAACCAATCCCAGCGGCAGTTTGAACTGCTCCTCCAAAGGGACCGCCAACAGTGCCAGCAATAGCGCTTGCAGATTGAGCGCCAGATAACAGAGTTGCAGCAGTGTCTCTAGCTTTATCTATAGCTTGCGCTCTTGCCGCAGTAGCCCTTTTTAAATCTTTATTTGCTTGAATTATACCAGCTTCAGTGAATTCAATTTCTCTTGCGTGTTGTTCTCTAACTTTTGCATTTAAAGAAACTACGCCGAGTAGATTTCTTATAGAATCTCTAAGTGCTATATCAGCTTTGACCATTTCTTCACCTGAATTCTCTATGCCTAAAGCTTTATTTTTTTCTATCTCTACAGATTTTTTTACTGCATCTCTGTAAGCTTGTTCTACTGCTCCTGCATCTCCTCCTGTTTCAGCTATTCTAGTTAAATTTTCATTCGCCAATTGATTGAAAGTTCCCTCATCCATTTGAGCCGCCTCAAATGATCTTGACAAAACTTTAGCACTAGCATCTTCTAGGGCTTTTTGTATGTCATCTTCTGGGTTTCCAACAAGACCGTCAAATATTGATTCTGCTCCAAAGGCACCAAAAGCTGCTCCTGCAATACCCCCAACAACAGCCCCTATTGCACTTGTCACTGGAGCCGCAGGTCCACCTACCAATCCTAGCATTGCACCCGCCTTGGCTCCTGCCAGACCTCCCGCTAAAGCTCCTCCAGCGCCACTAATCTCTTTTCCTTTTTGTTTTCCTGTAAGCTCATCATCAGTTAATGATTTAATTGCTGAACCCGCTGCAAACAACCCGCCAATAGCTCCACCCGCTCTCACCATGCCTCGCATTCTGAACTTTGCATCCATTTTCTTTTCAAACTTACCCACATCATCAAAACCACCTCCTCCTTTGGCCCTAGCTTTATCTGTTATTTTCTGTCTCGCCGCCAAATCTTTCGCAGTAGTTCCTTTAAAGAATCGACCAGCACCAGCACCAGCACCAGCTAACTTGGCTCCAACCCCTGTTTTAGCTACTCTACCTATTAAATTACCACCTCCAAGTTCACTAATAGTAGACAATGTAATTAAAGCAGTCGTAGCTATATTCATTGCTGAAACAAAGCCAGCAAAAGCGCTAGTTGATTCTTGAACTTCAGCACTATTTTTTTCTAAATTGTTTAAAAGTTTCTGTCTTTTGGCGAAATCTTTTTCAGTTGCTTTTATTCTTTCTTCAGTAGCTTCTGTGTCTGCTTCCGTAGCGGTTGTGCTTTGTTCCATTCCAGCACTAAAAGTTTGAAGGATTCCTTGTATTGCAAATAAACCCATAATAGCGCCACCACCACCCAAACGGCTGCGTGGAGCTTCTTCAGCATAATTAGGAACAAGACCTCCCATAGTCATTCCTATACCAGCTTTTTCTCTTTTAATTGCATCTTTTAAACCTCTAGGCTCATCGCGTGTGTTTGTTACAGCTAAAGGAGTTCCTGAAATTGGGTCTTTATGAACTCTTATCATTGAAGATGGAACTGGACCACCAGCGTAGTTTGGGACCAACCCTCCCATCTTCATCCCTCCACTAGCTCTGCCTTGATTTTTTAGTTTTTTAGCAAAACTTGCTATATTGCCTAAACTGCTACTAACCTTAAAATCCATCAAATTAACATTGTCAGGAAGACCAAACAATGTTCTTGTATCGTTCATAACCGTAGCACTTTGATTTTTAATATCAAAATCACCGCCCTCGGTATTTTTAGCAGGACTAACTCCAAGCCCTACACTAACAGCCGCTTCAAAAGCTGCCCCAACAATAGCATTTAAAGCTCCCTTTCCTCCCCCCTGAACCTTCATGTTTCTTAAAACTTGAGATGGAGCAGGTTTGCCTAAAGTTGGTCTCAATAACCCAGCATAGTTTGCAGCAGAGGTAGAAACACCTCTAGTTATTGATCTTTTTAATTTTTCATCTTGTGGATTAGCAGCTTGATCTACTGCTCTAGGAACTTGAGGTCCACGAATCCTAACTTTTTCAGTAAACTCAAATGGGAAATTATTTTTACCTTGTTTAAAGTTTCCTCTAGTTCCTGCTTTTAAATTTTTCTTAAAGCCAATATTAGGAACAAGAATGGCAGAACCTCTTGGATTAATAAATAATCTTTTAGCTTGTTGAGCTTTAGCTTTACCTTTTTGAATTTCAATATTCGCTAAAACTTGTTTATCGTCATCTGTTAATGATCCTGCTTGTTCTCTCTCTCTAAATCTCTTTCCCTCTCGCTTTTTCATCAGATCTGACAATGGAGGGATTCTTGAATAATTAGGGACAAATCCTCCATTACTCATTCCGATTGCTCCATTATTAACTTGTCTCATGAAGCCTAAACCAAATTTATCTACAGCGCTTTTACGCATGACAAATTCTCCAGCGGTAAGCATTGCTGGCACATCGTCTTTAGTCCCAGAACCCCCTGTGACTCTACCCCCCTTTGCAAAAGGCTTTCCTCTTCTCCTGCTAAATAATCCAGTGTTATCGTTAAAACCCCTAACACCCGCTCCAAAAGCTGTAGTTGCTAGACTCCTTCTAAGTGTAGCTTGATCTCTTAATAATTGATTTTCTCTTTGTATTGCTGTTATTATTGCTTGCTCTTTTTGAGCCTGAGTTGCTGTAGTGCTAGCGATAATTGTTCTTAAACTTTTATCTCTAGAAAGAAGTCCTACGATTCCACTTTCAATATTTTTTATCCTTTCTGCCTGAGTCCCCATCGCAAACAGAGACTTCATTCCTTCTGCCGCAAATTTTGCTATCAACCCAGCAATTTTAACAAATGCTCCAGTAAACAAAACAATAGCGGGGCCACTAAGAAATGAACCAATAGTTTTAAAAAACCCTTTTATGAAAATATTTCCTTTTTCTGGATCTAATGCTTTGTCTAAAAATTCTGTAAACTTTGTTGCTATTCCAACTAAGTTTTCTAATAACGGACCAAATGTAATTGAGCCTATTTTTTCTGATAAACTAGTCAAACCTTGGATCAAGACATTGATCTGAGCAGATATTGATTTATTAAGTTCTGCGTTTTTTTCAAAAGCTTCATTTGTCGCAGAAGCTGCTGTAATAGCCGCATTTTTAAATATAGAAGTATTACTTCCTAAATCTTTTAAGGCGGCACTAACTACGTTTATCTGGAAAACACCACCTGCTAGTTCTTTTATTTTAGACGCTACAGTTGGATCTGATATATTATCTAAAGCAGAAGAAAGCGCCATTAATTTTTGTATACCAGTTTGACTAGCATCAATTGCTACACCTAGTTCTTTTAATTCCTCAATTGTGGTTCCTCTAGATAATCTAGTAAAAATAGATTTAAAAGCGTTACCTATAACTGCTCCACCCCTAGCTGTTTTTTGCTCAACGGCTGTAATTAATCCTAGTAATTGGTCAAAACTAACACCAGCATCTTCTGCTGTCGAACCAGCACGGCTAAAAGCTTCTGCCAAATCTTGTGCTGACACAGCAAATGCAGTATCTACAGCAACAAGTTTATTAACAATTTGATTTGCACTTAGCCCAGCCGATGCAAATCCATTAATAGCAGCAGTTAGAGCTTTTACAGATTTTTCTGCGTCTAATCCTGAAATCCTAGTTAATACTAAAGATGCTTTTAATCTTTTTGCTGTTTCCTCTGCGTTTAAACCCTGCCTAGCAAGCTCTGCGGCCCCATCTGCCACTGTGCCAAAAGCCTGTCCTGTATCTTTCGCTACTTGAAATATAGAATTTCTAAACCTATTGAAAGTAGCATCTGTAGCTTGAAAAATAGAATTAATCTCAATCAATCTTTTTTCTACTTCAATTGTAGTGCTGACTAATTTTTTAAATGATTGAGTTACTCCATTTAAAACCGCAGTGGTAGCGCCGAAAGCGAAGACACGGGCAGTAGAAGCATCCAGAGATTTTTGAAACTCTGATGCTTGCCCTGTAATCCTACCTAAAGCCTGTTGAACTTGCTTCGTTGACGAATTTAAGCTCTGAGGATTTAGCTTTACATTTAACTCTGCATTAAAACTAGACGGCATATAGTGTAAATTACACCTATCAGCTTAAAAAGTCCTCTGCTTTAAGCTTTCCTCCTCTAGCTTGCATTTTCATCTTCAAATCGTCTACACCATGTGAAACTTTTTTATCTCCTACTTGTTTTTCTTCGTAATCTAGTATTTTTACAGGATCTTTTGAAATTTCATCAGGAATGCTTACATTCTTCATTTTATTAAGAAGACTAGAGGAAAATATTAGCAGACTTTTTTGGAAAAGAGTTATTGTGGTGAAATCTTTTTTTATCAACTCTAGAGGATTTCTACTTTGTGGGATAAATAAATCAAAAAAACCTCCATGATAAGAGGCGTTTAAAATTGTTTCTTTACTGTTTAAATGTGAAAATTTAGAAAAAAATGCCGCTATTAAAGAAACATCTTCTTTGGGGTTTTCATTAAATTCTGCGTCAGTAAATAAACACTTATCAATAGTGTATTTAGTCCTTTTAACTGAAGCTAAATGCTCGGCGCTATACCTTACTAAATTATTTCTTTTTTGCTCAATCTCCTTTAGTTCAAGCTCTTGTGACTTAATTTGTTTATCAAATAATTCCCTCTGTTTAGGGTCTTTTATTTTTGCCAAAGAAGAATAGGATTTTTTAATCATCCATTTCAAAGATTTTATTTTATCCTCTTTGTCTACAGACCAAACACCAATTTTTAATGCCTTATCAATTAGTTCTTTTTCTGTTTTGATGCCAGAATCTACAGACCTTCTGATATGCTCTGAATATTCTTGTTCTGATTTTAGAGAATCTAAAACCGTTGGGTGCTTAAAAAAATATTTTTTAGATTTAAAATGTAAAATACTTAAACCCTGTATAATCTCTAGCAAGTCAGTAGAACTAGTATCATTCTTCTTGCTCATCTTCTTGCAAGCTAAACAAATCTTTTAAAGCTTTCTCTATGCTTTCTTGGTCCTCCCCTACTTTGTTATACCAAATACTAACAACTTGAATTAATTTTTCAAAAGCCTGATCAAACAAAACTTTATGCTTTAAAAAAATCGGATCATCAATTTCCTCATCCTCTTCCTGTAAGTTTAGCATTGTTTTTCTTTTTTCGTCGTATGTGTCCCCCTCAAAAAATGGAAACAAAGTTGTATCTTCTCCAACTTTTTCTTCATAATACGAAAACATTAACACAAACCACTCTACTAATTTATTTTCTGCTTTTGCATCAGCCGTTTGACTAAATTGTGTGTTTAAAGCCATTTCATATTCATGAACTTCAGTTCTTGTCTCTATGAAAGTAGATTTGGCTTCATCTAATTGTTTTTGCTGATCATCACTTAATTCTTTAGCTCCCGCAAAAAACTCGATAGTTCTTGCTGCATCCATATTTTCTTTAATTGCAGCGCTAACTTTTTGTGAAGTTAGTTTAGAATTAAGACCTCCATTATCTCCCATTTTTTTTGCCAGCATGGCCTTAGTTAAAAAACCAGCATTTATATATTCGTTGTATTTTTGACCGTAAAAGAACTCTGCGTCTTCAACTTCAGAGATAGTAGGCTTTATAAAACAAACCTCGTTTTTAATTTCTTCTTTTACTTTTTTAGTAGTCTCAACAGGACCATTTTTTGTCTTTTTTACATGAGGCACTTCTTTTTCTACCTCTCTTACAACATCAAATGTGTAGATCTTTTTCATTTATATTATTATATAAATTTTCGATATAAAATCAATTTTTTATACCACTGACTAGGATAGAAGCTGATGAATCCCCATGTTTTTCAAAGCTAGCCATTGTCACTACAGATGTGCCAAAAATAGCATCTCCAGTAACATCTAAGCTGTTAGCCATCAAGGTGTCATCATGATAGTAATTAAAAGTTTTATTAACTTGATCGTAATATACTGTTAACTCAAAAGGAGTGCCGCTAGCATAACCTCCAAAAAAATTACCGCTTTGGTCAAATAGATACCCATCATATCCTGAAAAAGTTATTAAATTAGCAGTTTTAAAACTTCCATCTATTCCCGTCTCTAATAAAGAGAGAGCAAACCCACTTTCTGGAGAATCAATACTAAGCTCTACATTATAAATTGAGCTTTTATAGTTAGGTAATTGTCCAGTTACGATCATTGCAATATCGGGAAATAATATGAAAAACTTACAACTGTATTATCATCAAGAGATGTGCTTTCATTCACTGATTCTAAACAGCACCCACTAGTAGTAAAATTGATAAGAGACAGTCCAGCATCGTTTTTTAAATCAATTTTAATTACACCTGTCTCACAAATTAAACTAGATATGTTTACCCCAGTAGCTTCTGTTTTTATAACTTCAAAATTTAAATTACCTTGAGATGGCAATGTGGGATACCTAAATTTAGGATGCCTTTCTCCAAGTCTAGTTACTGATTCTCTTTCTATAGATGTAGATATATCGAAGCTTTGTATGTTTAAAACTGTTGAATCTACACCCTCACTTCCATCAGTTGTTGTAGAGACTGCTATATTTTTAGGTCTAAAAACACCGAGAAAAGAATCAGTTGAGGCATCACTGGGAGTTAAAGCTCCAGCGCTTGTTTGTATAGCTCCATCCCCTAAATATGAGGTTGAACCTTTGACCATATCTCCTACAGATCCTCTAATAGAGTAAGAAGTCAGTGATCCCCCTGATATAGTTGTAACTCCAACAGAATCTTTAATATCAAATTTAAATTTACCAGTTGATAGAAAGCCTGACTGCATGTGCTGGTAACTATATATCGGATCTATCCCAGTAGCGCCTGTGGTAAGAAATACATCCATTGTCAGAGTCGAAGATTGGTTACTATTCAACATCCTCTCTGTTACATGAGAATCTCCTAATCTACGAATATCTGTTACGCTCTTTGGTGATTCAATTGCCACAGATTCTATAGCAGGTATTCTTTGTCCATCGACAAACACCTGAATTTCACTAGAATGAACCCTCTCTGGCATACTTTACTTTACACAAAAAAGCCCCGCATTTCTGCGAGGCTTTTTTTTGATATTTAATAGGTATTAACCATCCTCAGAAGAGTATGGCTTTCTATCATTAGCCTTTGCATAATAGAATCCATAAGGAATATTAGGAGAAGCCTGATCCAAGTTGTTGTAAACATCTGATGCCGCACCAGCAACACCTGAATAGAAAAAGCCTTGGTCAGTTTGGTTCGTTCCTCCAATTTGAGTAGAGAAAACAAGATCAATTGTTTCATTGTCATCTAATCCTTGAGAGAATCCTTGAGAATCGAGAACTGCTTTTTGCATAACAAATCTGTGCTTCTCAGAACCATCTTCTCCCTTAACTTTAAGAGTCACGTTAGTTGTCTCATCTCCAGCAGAACCAGTTAAAATTCTGTCTACTGCTCCTGACTGAAGATTCTTTAATATAGAACTAACAGACATTGTTACGTTAATCGGGAAGTCTAAAGGTTGAGCAACTGCTTTTGCTGAACCAAGAGCTTCAATAGGAGTCCTTGAAAGGGGAACTTCGATAGAAGCACTTTGAACATGCATATCTCCTAAATCAGTTCCACCAAAAGAAAATTCTTCATCACTGAAGGAGAGAGTTACATCTTCTGGTCTAAGCACAAGAACACCCATGTTTCCAGTAGAAGGAGTTCCAAGCATAATTTGCCCAGTGTCTGCCCTTCCTCCTGCTGAGTTTAAAGAAGGGTTATAAATTCCAGAGCTAGTTGGGTCAAATGTTACGTTTTCAGAAACACCCTCAATATCAACTCTTGGGATTTCTCCGACAGCAAAATTAACACTGTAGCTTGTAAAGTTACAATTTCCAAAAGAAACAACATCATGCCCTGCTCTTTCAGCAGTGGTGAATTTACCAGTAGGATTATCAATAAAACTATTTGTAGCTGCGAAAGCGTCTTGACCTTCTGCGACAGTTAAAACATGCAAGTTTTTCTGCCTTTTGGCCGCATCCTCTGCTACGATTCCGCTGATAAATTGATCTCCTAATCCAGCAGCAGTAATACCAACAGGGTTAAATCCTAAATTTCCTTCATTTTCTCCATCTCCTAAAAAATAACCTAATGAAAAAGTTGGGTTTAAATCTCCCAATGAGATAGTTCCGATTCGTGCTAATTGACCAAATTCTCTAACATCTTGTCTCCCTCCAGCGAGATCAATGTCGAATGAAAAAGTGTCTACACGATGAAGCTGCTTTGGCATCACACCTGATGATGCTCCATCGGCATTGAAACCGCCGATTAAGCCCGTGGGCGATGCGTAAACAGCCTTGCTTTGTGAAATAATTCTTGTTCTAGAAGCCATATTGCAATAAATGTTTAAAAGTGTAAATGTTTACACCTTCTTACACTGATTTATAGCCTAGGGAAACGATAAGTGCATAATTCAAAGTCAATATATCCTATTGATATGTTCTTATTTAAATTTTCTCTAATTCTTTCAGAGACTATTTTTGAGACGGAAACGTCTTGAATATGAGACTTAACGGGGCTTGATTGGGCTGAAACTAAATTATCGTAACTATAAGGATAATCTTTAATTGAGAAAGAAAACCCATATGGGAAGTCTTCATACGGGATATGCGTAATATCTCTTCTTACCGTGTCTCTAAACAAAGAAAGAACAGAATCTAATGTGTAATTATCAAAGGACAAAACCATAACCCTCATTCTGGTTCTAGTGTCTTCTTCTCCTCCAAAAGAAAATTCCTTATTATCTGATGATGCTACAGAAATAAAGCAAGCGGGTAAAAAATATGTTGTTTCATCAAATTCTCCTGTTTTGCTGTATTGATACGGAAGCTCAGTGGCGCTGTCTTTAAAATCTGAATGCAGGATTATTTGAGCGTCTGTATCATTTGTGATATAAGTATTTACTTCTTTTACAGTAGAATTAGCCGTCAAAGCAGTGCTTCCGATAGCAGCGCCAGAAGCTTGAGGAAATATTAATCTGCCATTTTCATAATCTGTAAAAACATTTCCATTTTCATCATAGTTGCCTGTAATGAAAGAATTACCTAAAAAGAAACCTGAATTTGGATTATCTACATTATATTCCCCAACTAATGATCTAAATTTTCCTTGAAATGCTATATGTGTAGAAGGAACATCTGGGAAGCTGCCTGAAGTAAAAGCATTACTTAAATTTGTTTGATAAGCCTTAGAAGAATCACCTAATAAACGGTTTTCAAACCATAGGTAAAAACTTGATAAAATGTTTTGATCAAATTGGGCTTTCATTTATCTAACCTTAATAATTTCTTTTTAAAATCTTTTATTAATTTTCCAATATATGGAGTTCTAGTAAAACTTACACCAGAAGCTTTATTTTTGGCTTGTATACCTGTCCCAGAATTAGATTGATCAAATCCACTAGAACTAAACAAAAATTGTCCTAAATTAGTAAAACCACCTTCTTCTATACTTTTAGCCCAACTTTTACCAAGCATCCAAGGAACTGGAGTTAATCCATATATCTCCTCAACATTAGGAATAAAAAAAGTAATTTGATATTTACCTTGATTATTTTTTCTTCTAACATTGAACTTTATTCTTTCTTTAAATATTTGAGATATAATACTCGTAGGCTCATCTCCTGAAGAGAAACCTATAAAAGAAAATAAGTTTCCATAACCACCAAGAGTGCCACTTGTATTAGAAGCTCTTGGCCCAGCATTTAGTTCGACTGTAATCGGATGAATTTCAAATTCTCTAACTAAGTCTCTTTGTTTGTCTTTAATTTTAGGCTCTATCAAAGACCTAATAGCCATTGCCATAGTCCTGCTGTTAGGACTATCTACAGTTAACTCTCTTAATAATTCTTTGGCGTTAACTGAAACTTGTGCTTTTGTAGCGGATATAAATGCATTTCTAGCCATTAGTTCTCACGTTTTAAAAATATAGAATAAAACTGAGCATCAAATGGTCCTATTACTTTTGGATCTCCATCAACGATATATAATTCATCATCAACTTCAATTTTAGAACAAATTTTTATTTTTTCATAAGCATCAGATTTAACTTTAATTCTAATTTGACCTTCTGATGCGAGCAAACTCATTTGACCATTGCCGTCAATAATATCTTCTTTTTGTTCATTTTTATAAAAGATTCTAGCACTAAAAGAATACCTTTTAAGAGTTTGTTCTGAAGATATTTTGGCAGTGTTTTTTGTCCTGCCATAAAGAGGATTATAGTTAAGTTCTGCTGGAACCGTGCTAGCTTCTTTTACATACACATATATAGTTCTAGCAAAAGTGTCATGAACGTCACTTAATGCTGAATTAATAGCTGTTTTTTCTGCGTCTGTAAGAAGTGAAGCCATGTTGTCATACTAACTTTCCAGATAAGTTATAAGTGCCATCTGTGCCAGCTACCTGCACTGGAGATGATTTTTGATAGTTATATTGAAACAAAAGATCAGTTAACCTCTTAGATGTTTCTTCTGAAAGGTCTCTGTATGTTTTAGCTACAGAATTTTTATTTTGCCTTTGGATTGTTGTATCACCTTCTTTTAAGGTCACCCAATCAACAGAATCTGAATAAGTAAATGATCTTAAAGATTCTCTCGCTGATTTTTGATAATACCAAAGCTCGTAAAGAGTCCCAAAAATATTTTTTTCTACATCAGCTAAACCTGTTCCATCCATCCTGATGGCACCAGTTGAATTTACCTCAAACTCTTCATGAATGTAACCGTTTAATTCTCCAATATTAGTTTCCAACCAACCAGATACAAAGCCCATATTATATGAGCCAGTATCATTTGGGAAATCGTAAGTTACGATTCCGCTAGCTAAAACTCCAAGGTCATTCATTATTTAAAAGCCGTCTTTAAATAACTTTACAGTAGAATCATAGTCTGGGGAACTTGGATCTAAAATTGGTCTAGCAGAACCTTGGACAGTTACGTTATGTTTTTGCACATAAAAATCAAAAGACTTCATTAATGATTTTCTTAAAAGATTCATATTTCTTTCTCTGGGAATCCCGACTCTAGCAGCTAAATCAGTTAATTCTGAAGCCGAGGATGCCTCTAGGCGCTGTTTAAACACATCTCTGTGCAAAGTGCCGTAAGGATTCATTTGAGGCATTCCTAGCAGTTCCTCAAGTTCTTTTACCTTTTCAATTTGTTCCTCTTTGCTGTTTCTGTCTTTACCATCAGTTACATCAAGCTCTTCAAGATGCTTCTTTTCAACACCTTTTGACACATTCATTTTTTTTACAGGCTTCTTTTTGCTCATAATATATGATACTAAGTTTTTGATAAAAATCAATAAAAAAGAGCCGCCCCTTTCGGAGCGACTCTCTTTATGAGTGTTGTGGTCTTGCTTATACGCAAAGTCCGATAAGAGCAGTATTGTCGATGCAAATACGACCCTCTTCAACTTTACCGTAGTAACCAATCTTGTTCTGGCGAACAGAGAACTGGTCATCAACAAGAACTTGAAGCTCAGACGGAGAGCCTTCACCAACAACGACAGGGCGAATAAGGGAATCCTTACTTCTGTCGATACCGATGATGATCTCGTCATCACCTGTTACCCAAGTTCCAGAACCACCACCGCCAACAACAGTAGCACCTTCAGATGCTACGATAGCACCAAAGAGCTTGTTGAACAGTTGACCGTTACCCATCTGGTTGATTTCCATGATGTTAATACCATAGAAAGAAGGAAGACCAGCGGCACTGAAAAGCTCCTGACGAAGCTGTTCTGGAGCCATTTGTCCGTCAGCGGGAGTTCCACCAACAGGAGCAGCAGCGGTGCTTACAGGGTTGTAAGCCATTGCGCGGAGTTCCTCAACCATTTCTGGAGAAACCAGAAGGTC